GAGCTCCTTCCGGTCCTTGAGGACCGGCAGGACCTATATCCCCTTTAGATCCACGTTCTCCTTTGGCACCGCGTTTTCCTTCCGGACCGGGGACGCCTTGAGGACCAGGAGGTCCTTGAGGCCCGCAAGGACCACAAGGGCCGCATTTACCGCAAGGTCCGCATGGACCATCTTTACCTTCCGGACCACGAGGACCTCTTTCTCCCTTAGGTCCACGAGGTCCTATATCGCCTTTAGGACCAGCAGGACCGATTGGACCGACGGGACCACGTTCTCCGACATCTCCTTTAGGACCTTTGCACCCTCTGACTCCAGCAGGGCCTTGAGGACCTCTGGGACCAACGGGACCAGGGATACCTTGAGGTCCTTGAGGACCTGGTGGGCCTTCTATGTAGCAGATCTCTTTTTCATCGCAAGGATCGCAAGGTTCCGATGGCGGACAGAGGCCTTTTTTACTTTTAACTGGAAGTTTGTAGCTATAATCCGAAGTACTGGATTTATAGTGAGATTCTTCACTGGTTAGCGGAAATTCGGAACAACTATCCAAGCTATAGAGGGAATCCGGTGAACACTTTTTATTTTTACCCTTATGTTTTCTTCCGTCAGACATCTTTTTTATTGAGACGAAGATTTTTTGTCGATGAAATCGCAATTTTTTGATTGGAAACTTTTGCATGTTGTTTGCCGTAAACAACATTCACCATGGCAATCGATCCTCATTCGCCTTTCTTAACAGCTACCCTCGCGTGGTCTATTTTTTGGACGACATACTATGTCGGCGGATTATTCTTAGATGGTCTTGAGGATTATAAAAAGTCCTCAAGAGTTTCCGAAGCTCGACTATGGGACACCCTTCGCACAAATATGGGTTATACGTTTTGTTTTCAGCAAATTTTGCACGTGGTATGTTTTATCATGGGTGGAACTCTGTTGGATCCGGGGAACTTTGCGGGAAGATTTATCATCAGCGTGCTAATAACAGAAGTCATCTTTTATTATGTTCATCGACTAATGCACTCATCTTTCTTATATCGTTACCACGTTCAACATCACCACTTTAAAGAGCCACGTGCTCTTTCAGCTATGTTTTGTAGTCCTGTAGAAGCTCTACTCTGTAATCAGCTTTCGGTTTCTCTTGGACCTCTTCTTACGGGGATGGAATTTTGGGAAATTGCCATTTGGTTTACTTTAAGTGCGTTGAATACTTTAAAGGCACATTCAGACTTACATTTTTTTACCTTTAGCGGTCGCTATCACAATCTCCACCATATGCGACCTACAAACAACTACGGGTTTTTGTTTGTGATGGATTATCTCCATGGAACTATGGAATGGCCTTACAAGACTTTTTCCACCACTTTAGCTCAAAAAAATTGAGAGTAGCTTATCACTGCTGTTAGGTGCCAGAAGTAATTATCTCTTTTATAAACTTTATTTATAAAAGTAATTTAACGTGATTAAAGATTGAGATTAGCTGAGACTCTTTTTCAACTTCTTTTCCTCAAAAAAAGTTGAGTATCATCGCACATCTTCATACTTTTCCTAAAAGTGCCCAAAGATTCGTAGTTCTACCGATGGGGGAAATTACTTTGCTTGGATGGTTTCGGCCATCCAATGTAAGCCTTCGTACAATCCGGCCCCGCTGGTCGCACAAGTTGCTTGGATGAACCATTTGCGATTACGAAGAGATTGAAGGCCGAGTTCGTGGGAGATCTCCACTACAGACATAGCGGTAGATAAATCTTGTTTATTGGCTAATACTAAAAGTGGAATCCCTCTGAGCTCTTCTTCGGTGAGCAGTTTAGTAAGTTCTTGCCTAGCTTCATCTATCCTTTCCCTATCACTACTATCTACCATGAAAATGATGCCTTGGGTATTTTGATAGTAGTAGCGCCAGAGAGGACGGATTTTATCTTGTCCTCCAATATCCCACACGATGAAACTAATATTTTTGTAATCGACTCTTTCGACGTTGAATCCGATGGTAGGGATAGTCGCCACCACTTCACCAAGTTTAAGTTTGTAGAGCGTGGTGGTTTTACCGGCCGCGTCGAGTCCTACCAGTAGTAGACGAGCATCCATGGATCCAAAACTTTTGAGTAGTTTTCTAAGTAATCCCATCCTTGTTTATTTTTTGTGTAGTAATTCATAAGACTTTTTACTTTTAGATGTTGCTTGAACATCTAAAGATAGCGCGACCGCATTTACCTGCGCCTATAGACATAATATCCTCCACACAAGATGAGAATAAGGATGATCAAAAGAATAAAGAGAAGCAGTCCGCTCTGATTTTCCTAGGGAGAATGTTTTTCGCAGGGGGAAGATTTTTGACTGGTGTACACTTGGGGAGCGGGGTCAGGGCGGTTAGAAAGTCTTTCTACATTAACAAAATCACTTGAAATCTCTTGGTAAGACAAGCCTTCTGAGTGTTTGACGATTTTGACGGATTCAACGCCCATATCTCGGATAGATTGAACTTCTCCGGAAGAGAGACCCTGAAAGTCGATTTGATCACTGACAAACAGATAGCACTGCTTGCGATCCATATCGCTGTTTAACATGGTGAAGCTATCCTGACCATTGTAAACTAAGCAAGCGTGATCACAAGGATAAAATCCTCGACAACCTTCTTCTGGCTGCAGACCTGTCAAACATCCCAGACTACAAGCGTTGTTGCCGGGAAAATTGGTTGACTGCTGACATTCACAAAAATAGGCTCCGACGGTATTAATACGATATCGGCGTTCGCTTTCGCAGTTAAATTCTCTGGTGATGAGTTCATGAAGATAGCTATAGGCGGGTGTTTGTTGAAGAACCTGCGCTAACTCCACTAAACTCAGGAAATTCTCTTTGGCAGGCCCTGTAAGATCTTTAACTAAAGACGTGGCCCAATTGTCTCTAAGATCTCGAATCATATTTCTCGCATTGGCCAAATCAATGCGAATATCGGCCTCTCCTGAGCTTCCTCGAAGCAAGATAACGTCCTCGTTCTCAAAAACTACGCTGGAATCTGTTCCCTTGTCTGAGAATGTCTCTTCCTGCTGGAAAAAAGAGTTCCTATTAGGCGTATTCTGTGATCCTTTAATATCTTTAAAAAAAGATGGGTCGGTAATCAGACTTCTTCTGGTCTTTGGCATTTATGGGAAGGGAGAAAAAGTGCCCCAATTTTTTTTTCTGTCAAGGTTCATCCAACATTAAACCTTTCTTTCTCCCCTAACCCTAAAGAAAAAATCCCGTAAATAAAAGTGATTTTTAAAAAAAAGTTTAAAAACGGCAAGTTCTATTTAGATTTTCGTGTTCTCAAGCAAAAAGAAAATGGTGGATGTAGAACCATTTGATAATCTCTTAAGCGTTGTTTATAAATATGCCTTGGCCGAGCAAAAGCCAGCCAAATTCTTTATTACACGTCCCATAGAAACCGAAGATCTACCTTTACTGCAAGAAATCCCCCCAGCCACCATTAGCTCTCAAGAGCTTTTATCAGAGCTCCCACCGGAACGCGACCCCAACCAAATGTCATTAGAAGAGCAGATGCAAGATCTACTTAGCCTCTATGAAAGACTAAAACTTTCCCGGTCATCCTTAGAAACACAGGACTTGCTTTATAGTCTTTGGGAACTTTATTTTTCTCCAGAAGACTTTGAAGTCTTGCAGGTATCGGATTTAGAAAACTTGCTAGAGGAAGCCAACGCCTTTTATACAAAAACCGGCGGAGAAGGTGATCTTTTTGAGGACGTTGAGACGATGGTGGAAGATTATCGAACATGGAGTCCTATCGGAGCCTCACCCACCGCCTATCAAGTTAGAGATTTTGTCGTTTTGAATCTCTCCAGTGAGATTGAACGTCTCAAAGCGCAATTTCCGCCCCTCGTAGAGATTTATGAACTCGTAAATACTATAGAGACTCCGGTAGACAAGAAGGACTTTGTTTTCAGCTTGCTACAACAATATGACTTACCATCTCCCTTAGCTGAATCCGAAGCCAGACAACTATTGGAACCTATTAATCGATTTTATACAGAGATAGGATATGAGGAGGGGTTATTTTTAGACGCCAATGACTTGAAAGAAGCCTATGAGCGATGGAATTCGGAGCGGGCCATAGACTTTCGAGGAGAGGTGTTGTGGCAAATCTATCACCAACTGCACCTCAAAAACAGCGCCTTTACTCCCTTGGACTTTGTTTTTAGTTATCTAGAGACCATGGTGCCTCGACAAATCATGCAATCCAACGAGGTGGGAGACTACCTCGTTGAACTTGGCGCTTCTCCCGAAGGCAGAGAGTATTTAGACGATCTCCGTCAAACCATCAACATTTTTTACTATATTCAAGAACCTGAGAGACGGGCCGACAAGTACCAACGCAATGTCGACATGGTGCGGGCCTACCAGTCTTGGCAGATTCAATTGCAAGAGGAAGCCGAGGCCGATTGGGAGATCGCTCGGCGGATTTTAGAATTCCAACAAGAGATTGGTCCCCTCTATGATGAAACTCCCTACGAGTTTGCACCTATCATCAAGAAGTCTGAACATGTAGCTTACAAGATGTATCATGTAAAGAGCGACCTCAAGATCCAACCGGCAGACGGCTTTGGCCTGTTTGACGATGCCATCTTGGGAGAACATGTCCCTTTTCTGCAATATAATACAGGTCCACCGGAAATCGCCGGCAAAAGTTTTTATAAGCTCTATCGTGGTAAAAGTGTCGACAAAGAGCCTAACTACCAATACACCATTCTCTCTCCCGACGCGGAAACCGAAATCAATAGTCTGTATCTTAAAATATGGATTCGTCATCCCTACGAGCCTCATCCAACGCCTATGCACGCGGCCTCGGCCAACGCGTTTTTAGTGGCTCATTGCGACTTGGAGGCGGGCGAAATTAGTTTTGATATTCCTTACATCAAAGATCAATCCGATGACTTGGATGACTACCTTGGTCGGATAGAAATGGGTCAGGCGGAAGTGTTGGGAAGTGGAAACTACTTGGAGTCACTTCAGCCCCTTACCAACTCTATCACCGAGTATTTGGTCTTAGATGCTATTCTGAGTGCTTTGCCCGTTCGACTCGCTGATCGAACGGAGGAGGGTTTGAAAGCCGAAGTATCTATCTACGGGCGTGGATTAGAGATGGACCCATCTACCTTTGCCTACGCTCTGTCGTTGGATCCTCTTCTCCAAAACTATTTTTACATCGAAGAGAGTACACATCCGCAGTCACTCAAAAAGAAACTCAACATTCGATATCGGCCATATCCGCTGTCTTTAGAAAGAGCGCAAAGTCTCTTGGGAGGTGAAAAAAGAACTCTGAGTGCTACTATTCATGTCGACAAACTTTCAGTAGGGACTTCTTATGTCGTTACGGCCCTTCCAGAAGAAGAAGGATCTTCGAGTACCCCGAAGCAAATTAGAATGGTTGAAGATACCGACCTGCCATTCATTACTCTTAATATTAGTCGGACCTCTAACATCGATATCGTTCGAGAGTTTTTAGAGATTGCCATCGCTCTCCTATGGAAGTATTCTACGCTCCGACCAGAAATTCTGGATACCTATAGTCAGCTCTTAGGTGAGCGCGGGTTGATGACTTTGTTAGGACAAGAGAGTGAAGAAGAAGAGATTTTTATGCGGTCTACGGATCGTGAAGAGACCATCGTCCCCCGTAAGCTCAAAGATGTCTTGCCGGACCTCTTTAAGGGCGATTTTTCGAGACGATGCCAAAAGAAGATGCAACCGATGGTCATTCAGCCCAATCAGGTGGAGAGATGGAAACAACAAACCTTTGTTTACAAGGGGCAAACGTACCAGCGGGAAGTCATGCCCTACCCTAAACCGGCTCCAGGCGTATCTCCGGTGTACTTGGTTTGTCCATCGGATACGTTCCCCTTCTTGGGAGTCAAACCCAACAACGCCCGCGAAACAAAAGACAAGTATCCCTACATTCCCTGTTGTTATACCACGCCCCAGATGGAAACGCGCGTAGAGGGAGGAAAACTTACAGGCTACCAAAGATACTACTTGGGACTAGGAGAAGATGAACCCAAAGTTTCCAAAGCTGAAAATATCCTCAAAACAAACAAAACTCTACCACCAGGCGGTATGGGACAAATAGCCTCAGACATCGAGGAGATACTCAAGCAGTACCCACTTACGGCCCCCCGATCAGACTTTAGGCGTTACGGAGTACCCCGCTCTCCTAATAGTCTACTTCATAGCGTATTGATCGCTATCAAAGATCCCGAGTACGCCAGACTCACAGAAGACACCGCCAAGGAAGACTACGTTAGACAAGTGCGCTTGGAGATGGCCCGAAGATTGGAAACGAGTCTTTATAAACAGGAGTTGTACGATCGAACGCTGGAAGAGATAGAGGTGCTATTGGAAGATGTAGAAGTCTTTTTAGATCCGAGTTTATTTTATCGGGGTTTGGAAGTTATGTTTGGGATTAATCTTTACGTTTACGGTTACGATGACAACGAAGTCTCAGAGATGGTACTGCCCCGCCACAAGATCTTTCATACACAACCTTACCGCGCCCAACCTACCATACTTATTCTTAAGAATTGGGGAGGGGAAGCAGACGCCTTGGAGTACCCTCAGTGTGAACTCATCGTGGAAGAGGTGTTGGGATCTAATCCGCGAATGATCTTTGATGCCAGTATGGGTAAAATCAACTACGACACCTGGCGGAACTTTAACATTACTATTCGGTGGGGGTTTGTGCGCGAGCGGGGGACTTGGGAATTTCAAGCGCACGGCAATCGGTACTCGGAACTTCAAGAGGATTACTCTATCGTTGATTATCCTCAGTTGGTAGGCCAGAGCGCTCAATACCAAATTCTGGATACCTATGGTAAGATGCGCGGACTGATCTTTCAAGCTATTGCCCCCCAAACTCAGGAGACCGAATTGGTAACGATGATATTTGAACCCTCTCAGCCGACCAACCTTCCGCTAGCTCTGGATAGTCGTCTACGAAGATGCACGCAGGAAACGGCTCAAGCCGTCTTTGGCAATCCTAGCGCCGTCACTAAGAACTCTGAGGGATTGTTAGATGGACTATGGTTTGGAGACCACCCTAAAATTTACGTGCCCGTCGTAGAAGGAATGGCCTTGGCAGAACTTCCGCTGGGGGATGCCAATCCTATCGAGACCAACCCCGATACTTCCACTCAGCGCCGAGAAAAACTGGAAAAGGATCTAAACTTTATTCAGCAGTTGGTGCGATGGTTGTACCTCATCGCACGCAAGAACGAGCTAAGTAAGCTTGAATTCACAGAAGAGTACTTTACATGGGATCCAGAGCCAGTTAGGGATAGCGCTACGTATTATGACTTTAGTCGCCTTCAGCGTCAGTTGCCCCCTTCCGTCGTCATCGAAGAAATCACAACCGAGACAGGCGCCAAATATCTCACTCGGCCTATCACTGTCAGGGAAGCTCTAGACTCTTTAGAAGAGACCATCCCCACATTTTTCCGAGATGGTCGAGTATGGTTTTATAATGAACGCTTCCTTATCAAGATGAAAATGTGGCTCGATCAACAACAACGGCTCCTGATGAGTGCTCGCGGTTCGGCCTTGGAACCTCCGGTAGTCCTGCGAGACTATTATACTCAAGCCAGCGATTTCAAACCACAGCCCAACGTCTCCGTTTTTATTTCACGCACCCAACTCAAACAATGGCTGGAATCTTTAGTGACTGCTATACAGACTCATCGTATCTACACTAAAATCGACAACCAACTCCTATTGACGAGAGAGCCGTTCATCTTTCAAGACAATGATTCTAAGATTTACCTCGTTCAGAATGTCGTAGGAGGGAATTTTGCCAAGGCTATGAACGTCGCCTATACATGGCAAAAGTTTAAGCGTAATCTGGGAGATGATCCACCAGCGTTAATAGAAGCCCAAAATTGTCCCTATGTTATTTATGCGCATTCAAGTTTAGGATTAGTCGTCGTACAAGATGAGAAGAATAAAATACTTGCTACTCCCCGAGTTCGATTTACTTCAGCTCCCGTCATGAGAGGATCCGTGGGACAACCATCTACCTCTCCCTACTTGCGGTTGTTACGATTTGGTCCTAACCCGGCCTCTTATCGGTACTCAGCTCTCTTAGAATTATTATAGAAATCCTATTCCACCGCGACTCATACAAACATATCTCGTTAGAACAACAAGTTCTAATGTGAATTATTCCCGTCCCCTCTAAGAAATTTTTTACACTACAGGACAACGGCATTGTCCCCTCCGGGGTTAGACTCAAAAGTTTTGATGGAATGGGAGAATACAACCCACTTGCGTTTCTCGAAAATTTTTCGTGAAAACAGAAGAGTAGTGACCAACTATATTCCAAGAAATTTTTCATGAAACAGAAGAGTGTAAGAGTATTGAGGACACACAACCATAGAACTCAGAAACTATTATAAAAGGAATGAATAAAATCAGCAACCCTTTTTGGTCAAACTATTTTACAAGAGTACTAACCCATTTGCATTCTACGAAAATTTTCGTAGAATAGAAAGATAATATCGGCGACTGGCTTGCTTTCCTCAATTTTCATGGAACTTGAGAGCGGTAACCTAATTACATTCTACGAAGAATTTCGTAGAATGGGGAAGTAGAGGCTAACTTCCACTTCACGAAATTTTTACGGAAAATAAGAGTAGTATCCAGCGGCCAACTTACATTCTATGAAAATTTTTCGCTACGTAAAAGACTAGTGGCCAATTTACATTCTGCAAAAAAAATCATAGAATGGAAGATCAACAACCCACTTGCATTCCTCGAAAATTTTCACGAAACAGAAGAGTGGTAACCCACTTATATCTTACGAAAAAATTTTATGGGAAAGGAGAGTAGTGACCAGCTTATATTCTGCGGAAAGTTTTTACACAATAGGAGAGCAATAACCCATTTCCATTCCATAAAAATTTTCACGGAACGGGAGAGTACCAACCTACTCTGGTGCTCCACGAAATTTTTTACAGAATAGAAGAACAGCAATCCATTCGTATTCTACGGAAAGCTTTTACAGAATAGAAGAACAGCAATCCATTCGTATTCTACGGAAAGCTTTTACAGAATAGAATAGTAGTAACCCATTCGTATTCTACGGAAAGCTTTTACAGAATAGAAGAATAGCAACCCATTCGTATTCTACGAAATTTTTCATAGAACAAGAGAGCACCAACCAACTTCCATTCCACGAAATTTTTCATAGAACAGAAGAGTAATATCATGACTAATTCGTATTCGCGAAAATTTTCGTGAAATAACAGAGCACCAACCAACTACATTCTACGAAATTTTTCGTAGAACAGAAGAGACCAGCGACCAACTTACATTCCCCAGAATTTCACATAATGGGAAAGTAATAGCCCTCTTGCGTTTCTCAAAATTTCACGGAAGAGGTAAGCACTAACCCACGTACATTCTACGAAAATTTTCGGAGAATGAGAGAGTAGTATCAGACTTACATACCATAAAAGACTACCAATGTTCTATTTTTTAAATCTAAAATGCTACATGACGTTTTTCCCTCCATAAGAGAGCTACCTTCCGTCTACGTTGATAGTTTGTTGTGGGGGGTGAGTTTGATCTTAGATGGTGAATTCAAATCGACTATCGCCACTTTTAGTTATAGTCAACTTTTTCAAGACCAATAGCCGGACGCGGGCCAAAAACTCTGGTTGAACAAGATTTCGATCCGTGCCGTCTTCAGACATGCGGTCAACACTTTCCACGCCGTCTTCGTATTCAGAGTAGTCTTCGATGGCACTAGCTTTAGATCGAGTGCGATTAAAGGGATCCGTATTTTTGATGTGAAGAATAAGCTTCGTTCGAAGACGGGTAAAGACAAGCCCAATCTCAGCGTCTAAACTCATACTATCTTGAGCGAACGAGTACGTATTATAGCCGGGCTCCGAAGGCGCGCTGGGCATATGATACCAGGCCTGAACGCGCTCGAAATGTTCAGAGCCCATATTTTTGATTCGATCTGTTTTGCCGTATTTAAGGGTCACGCGATCGACAGGATTCCATCCCCGATAGATGTTATTGGTGTCGGTAGTGTAGTTGGAGTAGTTGCGAAGTTTGGTAGCATCAAGATTCTCTGCCATCCAAAACATAGCCTTACATGGGGTCTCACAATACAAGTTGATTTCAGCCGCCAGTCCGTACGTGGTGGGATTGCTAGCGTCGCAGGCAATGACATCATTAATGTAAAATATGCGCTCCGTCTTACACTTGTGGAAATCTATTTCATCTTCGGTAATATAAGCGTAGCAACCCCACAACTCGGGAGTTTTAAGTTTGGTCAGCGCACTAGCCCCTTCCAGAACGGTAAAGTCGACTGCAGGTAGTTCTACCCAAGCTTTGAGGTCTTCTTTATAAACAGCCATGCGCAAAAGGTCGGCGATTTTAGTGCGCATTTGGTAGTTGTGGACGACTGTACTCTCCGAGTTGCAGTAGTAAAGAGGAAAGGCGTACCCCGTATCGATAGAGTAGTACCATGGTTGAGGAACGGTCGTCTTGTAGCGAGGCAAATGGTTGGACCACTCTTCCAAAAAGTTTAGATTCCCCATGCACATGTTGTAATGTTCTCGAAAGCCGGGTTTCATGTAGAATTGCGACTGAATATCCATCCATTGCCGATCAAAACCAGTAAAATAGTCATCATCCACTTGGAAATCAGCCGACTCAACGATGTTGGATCCAATGTTATGCGTCCAACAAATTCTGTACTGACCTTCATATTGAGGTTTGATACGAATTTCAGGCAACTCCGTTACCATATAGGTATACTTGAGATAGTGGAAAGTCGTATTGGCCACAAATTCCAGATTTTCGTCGTCAGCTGTACACTTTAAACGCGCATGAATATGGGTATACCAAGTGCTTTTTCTGAATTCATGGTAAAAGATACTGCTGATAGCTTCCTTTTCCTTGGTGAGGTGAATCTCCTTTTGAAAATCTGTGATAGATTCTAGTTCGAGTTTCGCCACAGAAGTCATGTTTTATAAGTCCCCAACTCTATTTAAGATCTTTCTCTTCTCACAAAAGATTGAGATAAAATACTCTAAAGCAATTTTTAGAAAGTAAAAAAGTTCTTCTGCGCTTCGTTATGTCTCAAGCCAAAAAAGAAATCGATGCCTACGCCCAATCTCTTGCCAATCGCGTAGATGATTTGTTTAGTCTCTTGGAACGTATGCCTCCTGATACCCCCAACGGACATGTACTCCGCACAGAAGAGACCGATGGAACCTTTGAAATCTCCCCCAAACAACTCCAGCAAAAGAAAAAGGAGCTTTTAAAAGAAATCCGTAAAGACCTTCCTAAGTTTGTCAAAAGAACTACCAAACGCGTTCGCAAAACCGATCCGGAAGAGTTTAAGGGAGTTTATACGCCTATGGTAGCTGCGGACGCGCTGAGAGTATTTATTAGGAATACCAGTTTGGGTAGTATTGATCCTAGCAATCCCGATGCCGAATCTCTAA